TTGATACATCAACTTATTAATATTATTATTAAGTTGCTTGGAACAAACCTCATCAATTATTGGTGGGGTTTTTTCTTTACGCTACAATAAAACTAAAATTAATTATTAATCGTGGCAGCTACTATAACAGCAACATTATCAAGTGCTACTGCAAATAGCTATGTCACTCTGGCAGAAGCTAATGATTACTTTGAGACTGTACCAGATTCAAGTACTTGGACAAATAAAACAGATGACCAGAAAAATAGATCTTTAATTGCAGCTACAAGATGGATTGATACCTTAAGTTACTATGGATCAAGATGTGATAATGGACAGGCATTAAAGTTTCCAAGAAATAATTATACGATTGATAATGTGGAACTTACCTGTACAACAATTCCAAATAATATTAAATATGCACAATATGAATTGGCTAGAGCTTTGGCTAATGAAACAGATGCCATGACAGGTAACACAGGAACAGATGGTAATTTATCTGAAGTTAAGTTAGGAGATATACAGGTGAAATACAATACAACAAGTCAGGGTGTTGGTACTGTTAATAATGTTATGGACAAATATCCGTGGTTACAAAGTTATTTAGGTGCGTATATGTTAGGTGGATCTGGTACTTATCAAACTAGAGTGGTGAGAGGATAATGGCAGGACAGTTAGACTCATTATTAAAGAAGGTGGCAAAACAGGTTGTATCTGATTTAGGCAGTTCTTTAGATACAACTATCAGTTATACAAAGAAAGGGGTTTCTAGTTATAACATTGAGACTGGAGAGGAGATAAGTATAGATACTACTTTTTCTAATATAAAAGCACCAGTTGAATTTGTGCAGTCAACTGACGATGATGGTAGAGAAAGAAGAGAAGCGAAAGTTTTTATCACACCTGATTTAATAGGAGATAATCAACCTAGTTTTGAAGATGAGATTACAATAACTTATGCGGGATCTGCAAGGGTTGCACAGATAGTTAATATTGATACGAGGCAGGGTGGTCAGACATACCTGTTTACTATCTTGGTGAGGTTCTGATGGTTTCAACAAGAAATATAGATAAAATTATTCCAGATTTAGAAAATAATTTAAAAAGGGATTTAAATAAGTTAGTGACAGCAATAATAGCTGATTTATCTACAGAAGAAAATAGTCCAGTAGATACAGGTTTCTTTGCTTCAAGTTGGACTGCTGGAACTCAAAGACCAAGACCTGATGAAGCTAGAGAATCAGTTGCTCCGTGGAGCAATATTAAACCAACAAGAAGAGGTGCTAGATCACCTCAAGCAAAAATAGAACCTAGATTTATAAATTCAATACCTCAATTTAAACCTTTTTCTAAAGTATTTATTGGTAACAGATCACAGTATGCTGCTAGAGCTTTAGCTTCTCCAAGAAGCAAAATACCCCAATATGTTCAAAGTGATTTGAGAAATTTAATAAATCAAATATTTACAGAAAAACCAAAACTAGGTATTGCTGCATTTGGTACTGGTGTTAGGAAGAAATCTGATAATGTAAGATTTAAAGGTGGTGGTATTGGTGCATTTAGTGATCCTAGTTCTGTATTTGTTGATTACGAAACCCCATGACTTTAGTAAATACAAGAGCAGCTTTTGAGAAGGCAGTAACAGATGCAGTAGCCAATGTAGATCCTACTGTTGAGATGGTTTATGACAATATGATCTATAAAACACCAGGGAAAAATAAAAAGTATGTTGTTATGTCAGTAGATTTTGCACAGGCTACAACTCAAACTCAAGGTACTTCAAAGGATTTTTATTCGGGTGTTATTCAATGTAATGTTTATTGTCCTAGAGGTAGAGGCACTGCATCACTATCATCCATTAGTGAAGCTGTTATAGATGGTCTTACTTCTGTTAATTCCAGTGATTATACTGATACGTTTAGTTGTTCTCCAAGAGTACTAGATGTTGTTGGTCCTGCTCCTATTGAATTAGATGATTCTGCACACTTTTTAGGCTTAATATCTTGCCAATTCACAGCAAATGCCTAGTATACTAATATCAGTTATATATTAAAATGACACGAGCCGTAGACCTTCTTAAGAACAAGTTTGGAGTTTCACAACTTTACAAGCATGATGTAAAACAAGACGATGAAATTATCCTTACTGTTTACTGGCACCCTTTGACTATTGCAGAAAGAGAAGCAATACAGAAAAAATCAAACTCTGATGATGTTAATGATTATGCGTTGCAGATGATGATAGAAAAATCATTAGATAAAGATGGTAATAGGTTATTTCAAGATGGAGATAAGGCTTCATTGCGAAGAGAAGTTGAAGCATCTGTCCTTGAACAAATACAGTTAGCGATGGTTAATGCTGGTGCTGACAAGGGGGTTGAACAGGCTAAAGCCGACTTAAAAAGCTAATAACGATTGGAAGTTTTTATTTTCACTGGCAAAGATGTTACATAAAACTGTAGCTGAACTATGTGATACTTTGACTATTGAAGAAATGATAAGTTGGGCTGCTTATGGTGAATTAGAACATGAAGAATATGAAAAACAACGAGAACAAGCACAACGAAGTAATGCTTTAAGAGGTAAAAGAAGGTAAGATAGAAGAAATGTTTTAATTTTGATAGCTAGTGGCTAATTATAATGTTGATATTAGTATTGCAGTAAAAAATACAGCTAAATTAACTGCATTTAATAAGCAATTAGATAAAACAGCAAAGTTATCTGCTCAGGCAACACAAGGTTTAAAAGAGATAGGTCAAACCTCAAAAATTAATTTAGCGAGTTTAAATAATTTATCTACAGCATTAAATAAAGCAAAAAAAGAATTTAACGATACTGTTTTAGGTACTAAAGCTAGTGTTTTGGCAGCAAGAGACTTAGCTAGTGCAGAAAGAATGGTAAATAAAGAATTAAAAGAAAGAGAAGCTTTATTAAGAAAATTCAGATTTCAAGGTGGTGGAAGTGCTTTTAAAAGTTTTAGTCAATCTGCAAGTCAAATAACATCTCCAAATGTTTTAACTACTGCACAACAAAAGTCTATTGATAGACAAAATAGAAAAAAAGGGAGAACACCTATACCTTTCGGCCCTCAACAATTTATTGGTCCATTACCAATGCAAGGTCCAATGTTTGGTCCAATGCAAGGTCCAAATCCAATGATGACTGTAAATAATAATCCAAGAATTTTAAGAAATTTAGCTGCAAGTCAAGCGTCAAGAGAGGCTTCTGCATTTCGTATTAGACCAGGCACTCAATTTGAAAGACCTATAGGACCTGCTTTAAGTCCAGTGATGAAATCAATAAATAGACACGCAAAAAAAATTGAAAAGCACACTGGCAAAAGTGCTCAGATTCAAACACAACAAAGTAGAATTGCAGCATTTTCAGGTGATCCACAAGCCTTTTCACAGCCAATAGGACCAGTTAGGCCAGGACCTTTAGGTCGTTTAGGTATTGGTACAGGTGCAAATCCTAGAGGAATGTTTGCTAGCTCAAGAGGTAGAGCAGGAAGAATTTCTGGTGGATTAAGTAATGCTCTTATTGGTGGTGGTTTTCCTTTGTTATTTGGTCAAGGTGCTTTAGGTGCTGCTGGTGGTGGTATTGGTGGTGCGATTGGTGGGGCATTAGGAGGTCCATTTGGCTTTGGTTTATCTATTGCTGGAACTGCTATTGCTACAAGAATAAAAGAGGGTCGTGATTTTCAAAAACAAATTGATAAAGTTAATAATTCAATATTAGCGACAGGAAGCTCTGCTACTTTCACTGCAAGAGATATTAAAAAGTTAGGTAAAACTTTAGGTCTGACAAAAGAAGAAGCTTTAAAAGCTGCACAAAGTTTTAAAGCTTTTGATGCTTCTATGAGAACTTCTTTACTTCTTACTTTTGGTGATGAAGCTACATTTAATTTAATTAAGGGTTTGAAAACTAATGTTCAATTAATTAATGATATTCAAGAAGCTGAAACAATTATTGGAAGAGAAAAAGCCGATCAATTATTAACTGCTTTAAGAACTGAAGGTAGTTTAAAAGTTCAAAAAAGGTTACAAGATGAAATTATAAAACTAAGAGAAAATGAAAGAATAGGTAATAAAAACAAAGTTACAAATTTTGATAGATTTATGGGAGGTGGAAGAACTTTAGGTAATAGATTTTTAAATTTATTTGGACAAGGACCTGGTGCTGGTAATGCTCAAGTCACAGGAGAAGATATAAGAGATATTAGGATTGATAAAGTTCTTGGTGAAAATTTAGAAAATAAAATTGCAGGTGTAAATCAATTAGGAGTTGAGTTTGATCGTGCAATGGGAATTAAATTAACTTCAAATATTGCTGCTGTAAGAGATGAATTAGAAGCCTTAGTGGACCCTATAAATCGTTTGACATCATTGGCCGAAACAGTCGGCAGTGCTTTTGGAGAATCATTTAAAGGCATTATTAAAGGATCTATGACTGCTCAAGAAGCCCTGCGTAATTTATTTATGCGTACAGCAGATCATTTCTTAGATATGGCAGCACAAATGATCGCAAAACAAATTCAAATGAAAATATTAGGTATTGGATTTAATATGTTTGCTGGTCCTGCTACAAAGGCCATAAGAGATGATTTTGGTATGAGTATTTCTGATGCTTCTACTATCGCTAGTGGAGGTTTTGTAGAAACTGTTATAGATGGCAAAAAAGCTACAGGTGGACCAGTTAAAAAAGGCGGACGTTTTTTAGTTGGAGAAAGAGGGCCAGAATTATTTACACCTGGAGTATCAGGAATGATTACACCAAATCATGCTCTTGGTGGATCGACTAATGTTGTAGTAAATGTAGATGCATCTGGCTCTTCTGTTGAAGGTGATGAACAAAGAGGTAAAGAACTTGGTCGTGCTTTATCTGTTGCTATACAATCAGAATTAATACAGCAAAAAAGACCTGGAGGTTTACTGGCATAATGGCTACCTTTGATGACACAATAGGAGGAGGAACTACTGCAGGTGCAACAACTCCAGCATACGGACAGCAGAAAAGATCAGCACCAAATATAAGAACCGTACGTTTTGCCGATGGATATGAACATAGAATTTTATTTGGATTAGCTCAACATCAAAATCCAAAAATATTTAATTTTACTTTTAATGTTTCGCAAGCAGATGCAGTTAAAATTGAGGATTTTTTTGATGCCAGAGCAGATGAAACTAATGGAAGTTTTGACTTTCAACCACCAGGAGAGGCTAGTTCTTCTAAGTTTGTTTGTGAATCGTGGTCAAAAACAATACCATATTTAAACAGGGCAACAATACAGGCTACATTTAGAGAGGTATTTGAACCATGACTGTTTATACTTGGAGTGGTAATTTATCTGTCCAAGTTGATGATGTTGTAAAACCAACAGCATCTAAAGTAAATGGATACTTTTTTTTAGTTACGACTGCTGGTACTACAGGTGCTGATGAACCTAACTGGCCTGTAATAATTAATCAAGATGTAAATGATAATAATGTTATTTATAAATCAATAAGTTCTCTTTATGATGAAATTTCTAAAATAAATCCTTCTGCAATTATTGAATTATTTACCCTTGAATTAAAAGAAGGACTCCATTATGCAACTGATAACCCTACAGGTTTGGATACTATTTATAGATTTCATGCAGGTTCTAACCTTAATTCAAATGCTGAGATAGTTTGGGCTGGTAATAGTTATCAAAGATTTCCATTGATAGCTGATGGCTTTGCATATCAACGAGGACAACTACCTCGTCCTAAATTAATTGTAAGTAATGCTCTTGGTACTATTACTGCTATTTTAGATTTAATAAAACCAAATGATTTGACAGGAGCAAGTGTAACCAGGATAAGAACTTTAGCACGTTTTTTAGATGCAGCGAATTTTCCTCCTATTGGAGGTAATCCTCCTGAAAATCCTTTTGGTACTCCTGACCCATTAGCAGAATTTCCTAGAGAGATATATGCTATTGATCGTAAAGCTAACGAAAACAGAGAAATTGTAGAATTTGAATTAGCAGCAGCTTTTGATTTGATTGGTGTTAAAGCTCCAAAAAGACAATGTACTAGAAGTCTCTTTCCATCTTTAGGATCTTTTGTGTAATGCATTGGAAAGATAAAGCATTAAATCATGCAAGAGAAGATGCTCCTAATGAGTCTGTAGGCTTACTTTTAAATGTAAAAGGAAAGGAAGTTTATTTTCCTTGTAAAAATATTTCTAATACTTCTCAACAGACTTTTATATTAGATCCTAATGATTATCTTAAAGCTACTAAATTAGGAAATATTTTAGCTGTGGTTCATAGTCATCCTACGACTGCTCTTGTATTCAGCGAAAGTGATAAGGTCAATTGTGAAAAACATAAGTTACCGTGGTACATAGTTGACCCTAGAACTGCTGAATGGATATATAAAGAACCTGATGGTTATATACCAGATCTAATTGGTAGGCAATGGATTTGGGGTGTAACAGACTGCTGGAGCTTAGTCAGAGATTATTATAAAAAGGAAAGAGGAGTTATTTTAAAAGATTATGATCGTAGTATGTCTCCAGAAGAGTTTTTAGAAAATCCTTTATTTGAAAGCTACGCTTGGAGAACTGGTTTTAGAGAATTAAGGCTAGGAGAAAATTTACAAATAGGAGATGTATTATTAATGAGTATTATTCATCCAACTTTAAATCATGTCGCAATTTATCTGGGAGACATGGTATTACATCATTTAGCAGATAGACTTAGTTGTAGAGAACCTTACAGTTTATGGTTATTAAAATCAACAGCAAAGAGGTACAGGTATGTTAAGAACTCTTAAATTATATGGAGATTTAGCAGATTATACAAAACAAGACACCTTTGAAATAATTATAAATTCACCTGCTGATGCTGTTAAATTTCTTGTTTATAATTTTAAAGGCATAGAAAAATATATGTCTGATAAAAATTATCAGGTTTTAGTTGATAAGAGGGAAATATCAAAAGATGAATTACATGATCCTTTAGGAAAATCTTCAATTAATATTATTCCCGTAATATCAGGATCAGGTGGAAGAATAGGTAAAATTTTATTAGGAGGAGCACTAATAGCCATGTCTTTTGGAGCGTTAGGAGGCACTGCTTTATTTGGTCCTGACAAAATACTTACAACTGCATCAGGGTTAGCGGGTGCAGGATTTGCAGCTAAAACAGCTTTTTATGTTGGTGCCAGTTTAGCTTTATCTGGTATTTCTGAATTATTATTTCCTTTGCCTACTCCAGATAATGAGTCTGATCCTCGTTTATCTTTTAGTTTTAGTGGTATTCAAAATACTGCTAGACCTGGAACTTCACTTCCTATAGTATATGGAGAAATAGTTACGGGATCTGTTGTTATCTCCGCATCTGTAGATACAAACCAAGTTCAAGTAGAACCTGATTCATGACAAAACAAATTAAAGGAGCAGGTGGTTTTTTTGGTGCACAGCCTAAAGCACCTTATAGAGCACCTGATACTCTGGAAAGTAAACAATTTGCAACTGTTTTAGATTTATTATCTGAGGGTGAAATAGAAGGTTTTGCTACACCTTCAAAGAAAGGTATTTCTAAAACTGCTAGTCATTACTTAACTTCTGCTTTGTCTGATGTTTTTTTAGATAATACATCAGTCCTTAATTTAAACAAAGAATCACCAGAATATTTAACTGATGTACAAAGCACATCAAATAGTAATTTTAATTATTCTGACGTAACTTTTAGAGCAAGATTTGGTATAAACCCACAAACACCGTTGCAAAATATAGAGAATGAAGGAAGTGAAGGTGGAAATGAAATTACAGCACAAGGATTAAGTTGTACTCAGGCAAGTGGAGGTAGAGTTTTAACTATTACAGACAGTAATCCAAGAACAATACCAGATGAAACGGACCCTTCAAAAAATGTACCAAATCCTGCAAGAGTTGATGCTGTAAAACTTGTCATAAGTTTTCCAGAGTTACAAAAATTTGAAGATGATGGAGATGTTTTTGGTTCTGAAGTTGAATTAAAAATACAGTTAGCTTATATAGGTGATAATGGTGATGGAGGAAATAATTCAAATAACACTGGAGGCTTCGTAACTGTTGTTGGTTCTGATAGTAACTTTGATCCCAATTCAGAAAATAATACCAATGAAATAATTTCAGGAAGAAGTAAAGACCTTTATCAAAAACAATATTTAATTAACTTAGATGCTAATAATAGTTTTGAAGAGGTACAGATAAAAGTAATTAGAAAAACTGCTGATTCTTCAGATACAGATAAACTTCGTGACGCTTTTAAAATTACAAGTCTAACAAAAGTATTTCACGAAAAGCTGTCTTATGATGATTGTGCTTATGTTGGTTTACGAGTAGATAGTGAACAGTTTAGTAGTGTGCCAAAAAGAGCTTATCGTATTCGTGGCATAAAAGTAAAAATTCCTGGTGAAAGTGCAATCGGTGTTAGTGCTAATTTTTCACATGAAGGAACAGTCGTTACTGTGACAACCAGTTCAAGTCATAATTTAAGAGTTGGAGATTTTATAACTGTTAGTGGAAACAATGCAGATATTAACGGTTTTCATGGTTTAACCGAAACACCTGATCCTACTGGAGCACCAGAAGGAGTGACCTTTAAATATAGTGTCAGTGCTAATAATACTGGCAGTGCTATAACCGGAACCCTTACATATAAAATCACACCTAATGTTGATCTTGCTGATGGTCGTATAAATTACCCACATGGCTATGTGTTTGGAGGCACAATGAATTCTGCTGTATGGACTTCATGTCCTTCAATGATTCTCCTTGATTTATTAACAAACTCAAGATATGGATTTGGACAGTATTTAGATCTTCCAAATAGTCAGAATCAAACTTTTACCAGCGATGGTGTATCTTCAACTATTGATATACAAAGTTTTGTGGCTGCTAGTAGATATGCAAATGAAAAAATAGGTGACGAAGCACGATTTAGTTGTAATTTAAATATTCAAAATGCTACTGATGCTTTTAATTTAATTAATGAATTAGCAGGTGTAATGAGATGTATGCCTATTTGGACATCAGGTCAATTATCTTTGTCACAAGATAGACCAACAGATCCTACCTATTTATTTAGTTTGGCTAATGTTTCAGAGGCAGGATTTAATTATTCAGGTGCAAGTGCAAGACAACGACATACAGTTATCAGAGTAAGTTTTTTTAATAATGAGACAAGAGAGATTGATTATGCCGTATATGGTGATGATCCGAGAGATACGGTACAAGCAGCAAGGATAGCTAAATTTGGAATCATAGAGAAAACTGTAAAGGCGTTTGGTTGCACTTCTGAAGCTCAAGCATTGCGTTTAGCAAGAGCTATCGTTTTTTCAGAAGAAGAGGAATCAGAGGTAGTTACTTTTACAACATCTATTGATGCAGGTTCAGTAGTCAGACCAGGTAGTGTTATTAATGTAAACGATCCAGTTAGATTAGGTCATAGAGTAGCTGGCAGAATAAAGGCTATAAGTAGTGATAGAACAGAAATTACGGTTGATGATGCTACAAATTTAATTTCTATTTTAAATTTAGAAGGTGGTGGTGATTATAAATTAACTGTGATTAGAGATGATGGGATTTTAGAAACAAAAAGTATCATTGAAACTGGTACAACAAGTACTGTTATAAAAACACAAGCTTTTTCTGACCATTTAAAAGTTAATAATATATGGATTGCTGAAAGCACTACTGCTGTTCCTCAATCTTTTCGAGTGGTAAATATTGAAGAACAAGATGGTACTAATTATTTAATTACAGCAGTTAAATATAATGAAAGTAAATATGCAAATATTGATACTGGGGCACCCATAGTTAGAAAAAGTATAAGCTTAATTAATGCAGATGCATTAGCACCAGACATCTTAAATGCTGAAGAACAACTTATATTAATTAGAAATAAAGCTGTGAATCAGGTTCTTGTTACATGGACTCCTGTTAAAGGAGTTTATCAATATCAATTAAAATATAGATATAAAAATGGTTCAACTGTAGGAGGATGGAATGTTCATGTTGTATTCAGTCCTGATTTTATAATTCCTAACACGATTGCAGGTAATTACCAAATTGAAGTTCGTTCTTACAATGCCTTGCAAAAACTTAGTAATGCTAAAGTAGATGGTATTTTTCCAACTAGAGGAAAATCTGATCCTCCAGGAGATATACAAAACTTAACAGGAGAGGTAGTTGGAGATGACAATATTAGGTTGAGATGGGATAGATCAATTGACCCAGATGTTTTGCATGGTGGTCATGTATATATAAAACATTCCAGTTTGTTAACTGGTGCTGTTTGGGAAAATTCTAGTGACATTACATCTCAAATTGCTGGTTCTAGCACTGAATTTATAACAGCAGCATTAACTGGAACTTATCTGGCTAAATTTGTAGATGATGGAAATAGAAGAAGTAAAAATGCAAAATCATTAACCTTATCAAATACTAGGTTGTTAAATTCAAAAGTTGCTCATACAGTTCAAGAGCAAAACGGCACTCCATTTGCAGGAGCAAGAAGCAATGTTACCGTTCCTTCTGGTACAAGTTATCTTGCTCTGTCATCTACTAACAGCACTGGAACTTATACTTTTGAAAGTGAGATAGATTTAGATCCAGATGATTTAGTAAATGATTTTGTTGTTAATGTCGAAAGAATATTAGTTACTCAAGGTGAATTTATAAATGCATTGACTATCTCACAATTAATTCCAACAGGAACTCTTTGGTCGCAATATGCAACTGATGGTAATTTTTCTGGACCACCAGCCGATAAAGTTAATTGCAGAATGCGTGTTCAAACTAAAAAAGCAGGTGACTCCAGTTTTAGCGATCCTTTATTATTAGGAAGTGGTACATTTACTACAAAGTTTTTAAAATTTAGTCTTGAATTATCATCCACTTCTACAATACAAAATATTCGTGTAATACAAGCTGGTTACAATTTAATATTTCCGTTTAGATCAGAATTTGCAAGTACTGATGCCAGTGGAAATGCTTTAAGAACACAAAATGCACAAGGTAATCCAGCACCCAAGGCTGTTACATTTCAATCTCCATTTTTTACAGGAGCACCTAATTTATCTGCTGGAACAACTGGATCATATAAACCACAAATTTCTATAACTGTAGATAACCAGACTTTTGCTCAATCTTTTGTTTTAAGTAATATAAGTGGCACAGGTTTTACTATAGATATAAAAGATAAAGACGGTAATACTATAGATAAGACTTTTTCATACAATGCTAGTGGTTTTGGCAAAGGTGTGTAAAATAAAATAAAAAGTATTTTAAAATGGTCAGACCCACAGATTACACAATAGCTGATGATACAGGAGCAAATGTCTTAGGCGATATCAATAATGTTTTACAAGGTCTCTTAACTACAAATAAGGGAACTGACACCACAAACAATAGACCAACTTATGCTGTAGCTGGTACGTTATTTATTGAAGGAAATACGTTAAAAGTTGCAACTTCCAATCAATCAAGTGGAGACACAACGATTGGAGATATAACATCACCAAATTTAGGTTTACTTAGTACCTCTACATCAGTTTTAAATTCTTTAACTGATATTGTTAGATCTAATAATACAAGTCGTTTATTTATCTCAGGGGGTACTGCTAATAATGGTGCAAATATAGTTTTAAATGGAGGTCAAACTACAGGTACAGCAAATGTTTTTGATTTAAGACATGATACAACAATAAAACTTAGAATACCCAACTCTCCAAATTTAATATTGGCAGATGACGCTACAGCAGTAGGTTACTACAGCAACAGTATTTTCAGAGGACATCGAAACTCTAATACGACTGTAATGGCACATTTCACAAATACAGTCACAGGTGCTAATTCTACTGATGGTTCTTTATTTGGTGTAAACGCTGCTGGGCATGCTTTTATACAAAATCAAGATGGTGCTAAACATATTCTTTTTATAACTGCTACTTCAGGTAAATTCATGTTTGGTAGCAGCAGCACGGCTCAGAATGATAGTGTAATGCACATTACTTCTGGCACTAATACAGGACAAAGACCGTGTATAACTTTTAACCATGATGGTACTCCTAGCGGTAGCGAAATATTGGGTGGGTTTAGAACAGTGAATGGTAGTACAGCCGAACTTGCTTCGGTAACTGCAAGGCACGATGGAACGTCTGCCACAGCACGACTTGTGATGGCTACAAAGGCAGCTTCGGGAAGTTCAACATCAAGAATGGTTATTACTAAAGAAGGTCATATAAGATTTGTTCAAGATGATATAAGCACACCTGGATTTAATAATACAACTACAGGTGCAGCTATTGAAAATCTAGGAACAGGAAACGGAGCATGTCTCCATATTAGTAGAGCAGATAGTAATCCAGTCAGCAGTTTAAATAGCAATTCAACGGGTTCTCAATTCATAATATTTAGGAAATCGGGTACGGAAGAAGGCAGTATAAAACTTCAAAGTGATGGGTCAGGTGTTGATTTTAATCAAAACTCAGACTATAGACTTAAAGAAAATATAGTAGATATAACTGATGGTATTGAAAGATTAAAAAAATTAAAACCAAAAAGATTTAACTTCATAAAAGCAAAACAGGAACATCCTGCTTCTTATCGTACTTATGATGGATTTTTAGCACATGAAGTAGTTGAAACCTGTCCAGAGGCGGTTACAGGAGAAAAAGATGGAGAGAAAATGCAACAACTTGCTCCAACGAGATTAATAACTGTTACGGTGGCAGCATTGCAGGAACTCATTGCTAGAGTAGAAACTTTAGAATCTAAATAGACTTATACTTGTTTTCAAGTTATATTTACTTTAAATGTTTAACTAATGGCTGATCCGACCTATACAACTGTTTGGTCTTTAAATGATCCAGCAGGACCTTTAGAATATAAAACTAATAACCCAGACCAGGGTTTAGTTACTTGTGTTCATTATAAAATTGTCTGTACATCCTCTGATGGACATAAATCTGTAAGAACTAACATTTATGGATTTGAAAAAGGTAGCAGTGTAATACCTTTTGAAAGTCTTACTCCGGCTCAAGTTATTGGTTGGGTAAAAACAGCATTGGGAGATTCAATTGTTGCTGAATTAGAAACAAAAATGAAAAATGAAATAATTGACAGTCAGGCACCTAAAATTTCTTTAGGTAAACCTTCATCTTGGTCTAATTAAATGGCAATCGAACCTGGGACTTATAACTTTACTCTTCAAAGAAGATCAGATCATTCAATACCTTTAATATTTAAGGATGGCAATAATAATGCAATAAATCTCACTGGATTTACTGTTGCTGCACAGGTTTGGGAAGAAACACGCACCACAAAATTTGCTGACTTTTCTGTTTCTTATACAGATAGAGTCGCTGGATCGGTAAGTATAACTTTGACAGATACACAGACAACAACTTTTACACCAGAAATTTTAAAATATGATGTGTTATTAATTGATGCAGGTGGTAACAGAGAATATTATTTAGAGGGTACAATATTTATGAGTGAAGGTTACACAACTGCATGACTTCTGTAAACATCACCACAGATAAAAATACCGTTACTGTTAACGGTGACACTAATGTTGTAACTGTTGCGACTCCAGGACCGCAAGGACCATCTTTTGCAACTTCAAGCACACCTTTAAATGATTCCAACAAAGTCAACAATTCAATAGTGTATTTTGACTCAACTGCTGGTACATTTAAGGCAGATCAAACACGCACTGTCGAAAACTTAGTAGACGGAGGAAACTTCTAACATGGCAAACACCTTAAGAATTAAAAGATCTACTGGATCGTCAGCACCGACTTCATTAGCTAATGCAGAATTAGCTTTTACTGAGGGAACTGAAACCCTGTTTATTGGTAAAGGTACTGGAGGTGCTGGAGGTTCAGCTACCAGTGTTATAAAGATAGGTGGTAAAGGTGGTTTTTTTGATAAAGATACAGTTCAAAATGCTAATAAAGTATTATCAGGACCGACTACAGGAAGTGATGCTGCTCCTACATTCAGAGCATTAGTAAGTGATGATATTCCTTCTCTTGCCCACACAAAAATTAGTGATTTTGATGCCGGAGTAAGAACAAATACCTTATCTCAGATGGCTGCTCCAACTGGTGCAGTTTCAATGAACTCACAGAAGATTACAGGATTAGCAGATCCTACTGGTGATAATGATGCAGCAAATAAAGGTTATGTAGATGGAGTCGCTCAAGGTTTAGATGTTAAGGATTCTGTGGTCGCTACAACTACTGCGAATGGTACGTTATCCAGTGCGTTTGCTAATGGTCAATCCATAGACGGTGTAACTTTACAGACTGGTGATCGGATATTAATTAAGAACCAGACGACTGCTTCACAGAATGGTATCTACAACGTAAATGCTTCTGGAGCACCATCTCGTGCCACAGATATGGCTACAGGTGCTAATGCTGCTGGTGCTTTCGTTTTTGTAGAACAGGGAACAGTTAACGCAGAAAATGGTTTTACCTGTACTTCTGATACCGGATCTGCTGTTGTTGGCACGAATAACCTGACATTTGCACAGTTCTCTGGTGCAGGACAGGTGATAGCAGGAGATGGTCTAGATAAATCTGGTAATACTTTATCTGTTGATTTAAAGGCTAATGGTGGTCTTGTAATCGAATCCACAGAAATAGCTGTAAAGCTTGATGCAAGTTCAATCACTGGAACGCTTGCCATTGGAGATGGAGGCACAGGTGCTACTACTGCGACTGCTGCCTTAACAGCACTTGGGTTATCCAATTATGCAAAGACTCTGATAGATGATGCGGATGCTGCTGCTGCCCGTACAACATTAGGACTTGGCAGTATTGCTACCCAGGCTGCTAACTCTGTTGCAATAACAGGTGGTTCTATTACTAACTTAACAACATTTGATGGTATAACCATAGATGGCGGTAGCTACTAATCTATAGGAGGTTATAGCTCATGGCTAATGTAATTAAACATAAGAGAGGATCTGGCAGTGATCCAGTAGCAAGTGATCTTGTTGTCGGTGAAGTAGCGATAAGAACTGATGTCGGTAAGTTATTTACCAAAATGGACAATGGATCTGTTGCTGAGATAGCTGGTGGCGGTAGCGATATTGCAATAAATACACTTAGTTCATCCTCTGGAACGGGTGGTGGTAGTGCAACATTTAATGGCTCTGCTTTTAGATTTACTTTGTCTGCCCCTCCTTCTGTCTCAGCACAACAGTTGTTGGTCAGTATTAATGGTGTAATACAAAAGCCAGTACCAGGAACAGGTCAACCCAGTGAAGGTTTTAGTGTTGACGGAACGGATATTATTCTTGGTGACGCTCCAGAAGCAGGTAGTGACTTTTTTATAATTACTTTTAAAAGTTTAGGAGTAAGCGAACCAGCAGATAACAGTGTTACAAGTGCAAAGATAGCAGATGGAGCGATAGTAAATGCAGATATAAATGCAAGTGCAGCGATAGCAGGGTCAAAGATTTCTCCTAATTTTGGATCGCAGAATATAGTTACAACTGGAAGTGTTGGTATAGGTACAACAAGTCCAACGTATCCTTTAACTGTACTTTCTAATACTTCTGCTGAAGGACTTGCAATTCATGGCAGGTCATCAGATGATATTGGTGAATTAGCATTTTTTGAAAATGATGGAACGACAAGATTAGGAGAACTTCAATATCGTCAAGACCATCTAAATTTTAGACATCGTGTTGGAGATATACGCTTTGCTACGGGAGGAACAACAACACGCATGCTTATAGATTCGTCTGGGAACGTAGGTATAGGAACAACAAGTCCTAGTGGTGGAAAACTGCATATTGCACATGGTAATGAATTTGGATTATTTACAAGTGGACCTTTTAATTTTCAAGCTAAATTTGAATCCACTGATGCAGAAGCAGCAATAGTAATAGAAGATGTCAACAGTACAACTGATTACAACAGAATTGGAGTTATTGGAAATGAGATGCAATTTATCGTCAATAATTCTCCAGCTTTACATATAGATTCAAGCCAGCGGGTTGGTATAGGTACAACAAGTCCTTCTTTTCCTCTTGATGTTATAGGGACAAACAACACTACTTTTGACCATGTAAGTACTTTGAGTTTGACAGGTATAAATGCTTTTGATTCTGGTGATGCAGGTGCAGGTATTTCTTTTAGTGGTAAATTTGACAGTGCTGGTAATGTCACTACTTTTGCTCAAATATCAGGAATAAAAGGTAATACTGCAACTGGTGAATTTGACGGGCATCTAACTTTTGGTGTAAGAAATGATGCTGAAGGTGTGAATATTGAGAGGATGCGTATAACAAACGCAGGCCGAATTGGTATAGGAACAACAAGTCCTGGCGCAGAGTTAGATATTTTTCATGCAACTGATCCTGAAATACATTTAAGTATCAACACTCATGGTGATGCTGCCAGAATATCAGGTGATGCCGACGGATTAACACTAGATGGTAGAGGAAGTAGTAATGAATTAAGATTTAAAACTGGCGGATCTCACGCAATGCGTATAAATTCGTCTGGGGACGTAGGTATAGGAACATCAAATCCAGCATCAAATCTTCATATAGCTTCCTCGTTAGCAACAATAAGATTAGAAGACTCAGATGTTGCTAATGGTGCAGCTTATTCTCTTATTACAGGTAGTTCTAATGGAAATATTGAGTTTAAAGCTGATCCTGATGACGTCCGCAGTAGTTCGGATATAAGATTTAACATAGATGGCTCAGAAGCTCTCAGAATAAATTCGTCTAAAGTTGTTGAACATCAAGTTGGTACTAAAGCACGATTTTTAAGAAATACAGGTGGAGGTAATACTCAAGCTGTTCAATTTTTATCTGGTTCAAGTCAAGTAGGGCAAATTATTTTTAATAATTCAGAGACTTTTTATCAATCAAATACATCAGATAGAACACTTAAGAAAAATTTTGAAAACTGGACAGAAACAATATTAACTTCATTTAAAAATTTAAATCCACAAAAGTTTAATTATATACACGAATCAGATGCCGATTCAAAGCATAAAGGATATGTTGCACAAGATTTAGCAGATAAATTTCCTGAAGCTTATCCTAAAGACCCTGAAACTGATAAATATGGTTTTAATCCTAGTGGTATGGTTGTATATCTTATGAAAGCTTTACAGGAAGCTGTAGCTAGAATTGAAGCATTGGAGGCAAACTAAATGGCACTAACACAAATCAGCACTAAAGGTATTAAAGACGGAACTATTACTGGAACGGATCTTGCCACCAACATAGATTTATCTGATAGTCAAAAGTTAAGACTGGGAACAGGAAATGACTTAGTAATTTCTCAAGATGGATCAGAGGCTTTAATAAGAAATACAACTGGCGACTTTTTTATTCAAAATTCTGCTGGAGATATAGCTTTGGCAGCAGAAAATCACATAACTCTTAAAAATTTTGATGGACAAACTTACGCTAGGTTTATGGAAGATGGTCAATGTGAGCTATATCATGACGACAGTAAAAAGTTAAACACAAATGCAAATGGTGTACATATTACCGACACTTTAACTTTTGCAAATACTGGAGATAGTGTAACCCTTGCTGACAATCAAAAAGTTTCCTGTGGGAATGGTGGTGATCTAAAAATTTTTCACTCAGGATCACACAGTTTTATAAAAGATACTGGTACAGGGTCTTTAGTTTTAAATACTAATAGTTTTAGAGTGAATAATGCTGATGATAGCGATAATATGATAACTGCTGACGAGCTTGGAGCAGTAAAACTGTTTTTTGCTGACAGTAATAAGCTTGAAACTACAAATACTGGTGTGTCTGTTACAGGACAGATTTCTTCTACTGGATCTATTTTTATTGATGATGGAACAAATGCAAGACTAACTTTTGCACCTAATAGTGCAACAAACGCAAGAATATTAGCAACAACAACAGGTTTTGCTGCATTTACTAATTTAGAAATCAGAAGTTCTACAGTCGCTTTTAAAAATGCTGGAAATACACAGATTTTGACTTTGGATTCGTCTGGACGAGTTGGTATAAACACCTCATCGCCACAAGCTAAATTACACACTGCTTCGGGATCTGATTCAGTTGTAGGTGCAAGAATTACTGGTGGAGCTTCAGGCGGAACAGATATTGCTGATTTTAGAACTAACAACGGCACTATCAGGATGCAAGTAAATAGTAATTTGACTGTTAATACAGGTAGTATTTTGGTTGGAACCACTGATGTATCTGGTAGGATTCATGCAAGAACCAATGTTGGATCTTCTTCTAACTTTGCTGATAATAACGCTGCCATCCCTGCAGGAGATCAATACATTCATATATCAAACAGTAATACAGGAGGTAATGAGCAAGCAGGTTTCGTTATGAACGCTTCTGGTAGTGCTAGTGCTATAGGGGCTATTTATGTTCATAAAACAAACTCTTATTTAGGATCTATGGTTTTTCGTATGAGAACTAACGCTACTACAAGTGCAAGTCGTATGGAAATAGACAGTCAAGGAAATATAGGAGCACCAAATGGCACAAATATTCATAATGCATCTGATGCTAGGGTAAAGAAAAATGTTACTGATTTAGATAAAGGCTTATCTGCAATAAAATCTTTAAGACCAGTTTCATTTAATTGGATAGATGGTTTTTGTGATAAAGAAAAAAATACTTTATATGGATTTATCGCTCAAGAAGTTGAAACTGTTGACAGTAATTTAATTCAACAATTTGGAGATGGTTCTGTCACGGTTGAAGGGCAAACAATAAATGATACCTTAAGAGTAAATGAAAAATTTTTAATCCCCATGCTTGTAAAAGCAATGCAGGAACTATCAGTTAAAATAGAAACATTAGAAACTAAAGTTGCATCGTTAGAAGCATCTTAATATAATACATTTAACTATTTATTTTTTATGGCAGTCGATCCACAGCAAAAGCTGGAAGCTCTTAACACTGAGTTACAACAGGTAGTAAATAATTTCAATCAGGCAAATCAAGTCGTAGAAAACTGCAAGCAAAAAATATTTGAACTAAAAGGTGGTATCGCTGCTGTAGAAGATATTCTAAAACCAGACGAGACAGCAGAGGAACAGTCTGAATAACATTGATTTTTTATTAAAAACAATTAGTATATAATTTTAATTTTTTAAAAATGCTCAAAAAAGTATTAACAATAGCTGCTGCTTCAGCTTTATCAACACCTGCGTTTGCTGGATTCTATTTATCAGTAGAGAACAATGGCTCTTATACGGGGAAAAATTTCACAGGAAGCGGAACGGACGCTCATTTAGGGTACGAAGATGGTAATGCTTTTGGTAGCTATTACATACAAGGTGGAGCGTATCTTAACAACCCAGATGGTGCAGATTCAGAAACAAACTTCTCTGGTAAAGTTGGTGGTTCTGTAATTGCATCAAAAAATATTGATGTATATGGTGAATTTTCAGTTGTGACAGACGATGTTAATTCTTACGGAACGAAGCTTGGCCTGAAGTATAAGTTTTAGTCATCATAGATAACGTGATATAAAGGGGAGCTAATGCACAAATAGAGCAGAAAGTTATAATAGTGACAGGTACTAATGCTTT